ACCGTCAGCAGCGGCCCACGCTCCCCACAGATCCAATTCTTCGTACATATCACGATTCATGCAGCCACCTTTTCTTTTTTGATGAAAACCAGTTCACGTACCTGATCGCCATTGCGAATCATGTCGTTGAAGTCGCCGCGGTCGGGCCAGCGAACGCTGATTTTTTCGATGTCGTTTTTTGCATTGAGGTTTGCCCAGGCGCAGGCGAACGCAGCTGCGTGGCCCGTTGCACTATGGGGATCCATGTCTGCAAAAATAATGAGGTGCTTCACACCTGCAGGAGCGCGAAACTTCTTCATAAACCCGCTGGTCATCGTCGCCCAAGTGTTCACGCCATACAGCTGGTGGCAGGAAAGCCCCGTCTCAATACCTTCAGCGATGCCCAGGGTGGTAGAGACCGGGAACATGCGGATTGCTACAGACTTCGCGTACTCAAGGTAGTTTTCCTCCTGCAGCGATTTCTGCCGCTTGGCACTTTCCCCCAAGGGCGCTTTCTTATCGCCGTCCAGCAGGGTTCGATGCAGGTAACAGAGCTCGCCCTTATCGTCGGTGGCAAGTGACCAGATGGCTTGATATACACGGCCCTGATGGCGCTGCTTGTCGCAATAACGGATTGCCTCGACAGGTAATCGGTTAATGCCACGCTGGCGCAAATACGCTTCGGCGTTCGTCCCTCTCAGGGGGAGCAGCTTCGCAAAAGTGTTGATTGTGCGTTGGCGCAGCTTGGGGGCGCTGCTGCTGGCCGGGATCCGCTCCTGCTTGAAGGTATTCCCGATAAGCTCATCCACTTCGGCGCTGATGGCAGTGAAGCCCTTCCCCTGCGTTTTCAGCAGCAGGTCCATACCTGCCCCGCTGCCGCAGACACAAATCCATGTCCCGGCCCCGTCGCGGTCGTCAGCGCGGTATTTTCCCCGGGCGCCGCACACCGGACATTCACCCTTGAAATGGTTTTTCCCGGTAATGGGTGGCAGGCCGTAATGCTCAAAAATTTGCGCCCAGTGGCCTTTTGCCGCTTCTGCTGTCTTCATGCTCTTTTCCTTTCGAGGTCTTCCCTGATTTGCTTAACCTGAGCCAGGGCAAATTGCTGCCTGCTCTCTGTATCAACTGGTTGCTGCGCCCCGGCTTTCAGCTGCTGGCCTTTGGCAAATGCGATGCGTTTGTGAGTGATGAAGTTGTTCACCTCCGGGGTGATCTCCATCGGGTAATTGCTGAGGTCCTTCGGCCATTCGCCAAACTTGTCGTGGAAAGTGTGCGAGCACCAACCGTCACCTACCGGTTTGCCCGTTACGGCGCGCTGACGCTGGTAGAACTTAATTTGACTCCACCAGGCTTGTTTTTCGGCTTTGGTGTAAACCCGCTGACCGCCCTTCATTTTCGATAATTTGCGGTTCGAATCGGTTTCTACGTCTTCCCCGGCCAGCGGCTTGTAATCGCATTTGGGGCACACATAGACACCTGCAGGTTTCATAAAATGACACTGAGGGCATTCTTTCGGGATCTTCTCGCGACGCTCTTCCGCTTCACGCGCAGCAGCTTCTTTCATGCCGTCGCTGCTGTCGGGCAAATAGTTGTATTCGATGCTGTCCGGGAAGCCGAGACGGTGCACAGTTCCGCTATGGTCGAAGATGAGGCACGATTCTTTTCCCGGAGCTTTGCGCAGACCACGGCCCAGCGCCTGCAACCAGCGGATTTCGCTTTTTGTCGGACGAGCGTAAATGATGCACCGCACGTCGCTGTCGAAGCCAGCCACCAGAACGCCAACACTCACGATCACTTTCGTTGCGCCTGTTTCGAAGCGGTGAATGATTACCTGCCGTTCTTCGTGTGGGGTTTCGGCGGTCATCACTTCAGCATTGATCCCACACTTGTTGAACTGGATGGTCACAAAGTTGGCGTGTGCAACATTGACGCAAAAGGCCACCGTGGGCAGGTCATTTCCGTGACGAAGCCAGTTATCAACGATGTCACCCACCAGGTCAGAACCGCACATGATTTCCGCCAGCAGCTCTTCGTTGTAGTCGCTGCCGTATTCCGCTGATGTTTTGGTTTTGACGCCCGTCAGATCCGGTTTGGTCGGCGCGAAAAACTCATACTTGCTTAGGTCGCCACGCTGGATTAATTCGCCAATGGTGGTTGGCTTAATCAGCTGCTGATAGAACTTGCCTAGGAATGGAGCAAACGGGGTACCAGAAAGACCAATGACCTTTACCCGCCCACCAGCTACTAGTTCTTGAATAAACTCAAGGATCCGTTTGCGGCGCAGGTGCGCTTCATCAATCACCAACAGGTCGATGTTGTCAGGGAATTCACGTCTGATCAGCGTATCTGCACTGGCAATCTGGATTTTGAGTGAAGGGTCGTACCGTGGATGATCACGCCAGATATAGCTGATTTCTTCGCCCGGCAGGCCGTACTCCGTAAAACGCTGCGCCGTCTGATCCAGTAAAATTGTGTACGGTGCGACGAATAGAACACGCATACCCCGGCTGATGAAACCATCGGTAATGAATGCCGCCAGCCCTGTTTTGCCGCTTCCGGTTGGGGCGTACACCATGAACGATGCATATGCCTTCCAGTCCCGGCGAAGCATTTGAAGCCCTCGTTCCTGTGCAAAATTTGGTGTGATCGTCAGCATTGAACCGCCCTCAACTGAATTGCCATTACTGGCTGCTTTTCCAGGAAAAACCCTTTTCCGTTCGTTGATGGAAATTCGACCACCAGCGATTTTTTAAAACCTCACTGCAAAGACAGTGATGTTCTGTAAGAGGATCACCCTCTTGGAAAAGGCGCTTTGCCTGCCCTAACTCCCATCTCCCCCCTTACCCCCCTCTTCCCTCTTCCCCATCCGTGGATAGTTTTTGTCCACTTGATGGAGGGTCGAAAAGGTCAGCTTCTGCCGACTAAAGGGGGTAAGTCCGTATAACCTTGAAGCGGCCTTGCCAGCGTTCGGACAAACTGTCTTAAGCGGGTGTTTGCTTCGTGCCTGGCCCTGTTTTCTCTCTTGAACGAAACGGGCTCGGCGTCGTACGTTTCCTGGTAAACCTCTGGGTAACGCAGCATTGCTTTTTGCCTGGTTGCTGGTGTCAGCTCTTGCAGTTGCTCGTGAATCCAGTCCGCGTCAGCGGCGCTGTAAACCGATGGCAAAAAAATTGGTTTAACTTGCATGGTGTGAAGTTTTTAATTCCGGCCAAATTCGATCCCAGTTTTCTGGATTGAGCTTTTGCCTGCTGACTACGCCGCCACTATTGATTTCGATTTGCACGCAAATCTCTGGGCCGATTACCGAGTTAGTACTCATGACTTTTCGCAAATAATTCAGCGTGGTACCGCAACTAGTTGCGAAATCTCGTTTTTCCTTCGGTGTCAGGCCTGCCATGTACTGTTTCAAAATTTCCATGTTGTGCCTCTGGATAAAAATACAGGATTGATATTACCCAGGGGTAACAGGATAATCAATACCCAAAGGTAATTTACCAACAGGTAACAACTGGTAGAATGATGATATGGACAAATACGAAAAACGTCGTTTACGACTCATCCAGTTGCGGGATGACTACTGCAATGGCAACGCGTCAGAACTTGCTCGTCGCATTGATCGAGAGCCTTCTTACATAATTCGCATGCTCTGGCCAGAAGACAAGGCGGGAAGAAAACGAATCGCCGATGGTATGATTGAACTGATTGAAAAGTCTTTCGATTTACCGCGTGGCTGGATGGATGGGATCATCAACGAACCGTCGAACGTAGCTCTTACAAAACCACCGAGACCCGGAAAATCTTTCCCAGTAATCTCGTGGGTTAGCGCCGGGGCGTGGAGTGAAGCATTAGAGCCATATTCAATCAACGACATCGAAGAGTGGTGTGAATCTGACGCGCACGTTGAAGGCGATGGTTTCTGGCTAAGAATCAAAGGCGATTCCATGACAGCCCCCACCGGAATGAGCATTCCCGAGGGGATGATGGTTCTGTTTGATACTGGACGTGAAGCAGTTCACGGTAGTCTAGTACTTGCAAAACTCACCGATGCTAACGAAGCTACTTTCAAAAAGTTAGTTTTCGATGGAGGTGATCATTTCCTTAAGCCCCTTAACCCCGCCTACCCACTCATACCTATCAATGGCAACTGCCGCATCATAGGTGTGGCAGTTGAAGCTAGATTGAAGATTATTTAACCAACAGAACCCGCTTCGGCGGGTTTTTTTATACCTCAGATAATATTTAAACCATTCATATTCAATACCTTGAGGTATTAGGTAATATTTTTATTACCTGCAGGTATTGACGATATTCATTACCTACAGGTAACATAAACTCATCAGCTAAAAACGGAGCTAATGAGATGAGAAATTCAAATATTGACCCCACCTCCTCAATTCATGAAAAGCTTAAAAGCAACAATCGCAATTGCTGGGCTTATTGGTTCGCTACCACGAGCGAAGATAATGCCAATTATCTTTTCAAGACAAAATTCACTGGTGGGGCCGAGCATGCTGTTTATGAAAGAATTGACGATGGGTTTGTTATCGTTGATTTTTTTACATCTTATGAAACAGCATCAAAAGAGGCTAAAGAAATAATCGACAAATGCCCAGACATTAAATCTTCATGGTCAAATAAATGTCAGGAGTCGCGGCATGGAAAGTGAAAATGTACCAACAACAATGAGTGAAGTTAGTGACTTCTTAATGGATATTGCTGCCGATGTTATTTGCTGTAATGAATCTGTATGGGTGGTTTTAGAAAGAATCGTCGACCAAGAACATATTAGAGAACATGCTGTATTAACTCTCGTAGCAAAGACATTAAAAGAAATAACCGAGCGATTAAATAAGTTTGAAGAAATAGAATTAAGAAAGTAATAACAAAAATGATTTAAACATCAGCTTAATCGCTGCGGGCTAACTCAACCTAAAAAAGGTGATTATGAAGATTTTAGTGAAAGACATGGCCGCGCTGAGGACTGCCACCCTCTTGGCTAGTTGCGGTGAAGGTTACTGGCTCCTTGCTGTTTTATACCTGAAAAAAGCGTACGGGAGGCAAAAATGATGGAAGAATAATTAAAAAAACTGACAGACGCACAAGATAAAGCAGATCAACTTTGCTGCCTGTTAAAAGTATCAATGCTTCAATCTGAGGAATTAGAACCTTGTGAGGTGAAGGCGCTTTTTACTATGGCTTTTGGTTTGTCTGTTGATGTTGGTTTTTATCTGACAGGTAAATAAAGGTGATTAACAATGAATAACACAACTGCGACTTCCAAAGCGGAATCGATTGAACGACAGGATATTCAAGAGGTAAATTATATCGCTGGAAACTTAATTTATCTTCTTCAAACGATTTTCGAACATCACGAAAAACTCGATAAATTTCAGCTTCCCGCCTTAATTGGTATGGCATATGACCTTTCAGCACGTATCCATTCCTGGACAGATGAGGAAGAAAGAATAGTGCTCAAACTTGAGGAAAGGGAGCGACTCAATGGCTAACCCACTTTTAACTTATCGCCGGAGAATTGTTTTAGCTGCTTTAAGGCGTCATAAATCGAAGACAGCGAGTGACTGTTTAATAATTAAAACAAAAAACAACAAAATGAAAACCATCCAACTAACAGAGGATTTGTTAGATGGTTTGCTGGCTCGTTTCGAATTGAAAGCCCTCGGTGAATATGGTGCGACCGAAGGAATAAAGATGATGAAGGATGTTTATTACCGCGCAATTGACGTGAACGGCAACGGTGAATATCTGACAGAGCAGGGAAAAATGATTGTTGATGAGCTGATTGGAGAGCTCACCGACTTTGCCAAAGAAATGCTAATTGGGGGGTCCAGCGATGCCGAGTAAAGCGGATTTAATGAGCCTAGCAGCATCACGTTGCGTTGTGCCGGTAGACCTGAACGTTAAACCGGGTTTTACCGGCCGGGTGGTGGTTCATCTGAAGGATGGACGTCAGATCTGCAATTACCGTCTTAACGAGGATGACCACATCACCACATTTCGCGGATTCATCGAGCTGCTTACTGCAGCTGGCTGGAAGATCAAACCACCAGCAGGAGAGGCGCTATGACCATTACTGCATTACGTGTACCTGAATGGGTACATGAACAAGCTGTTATTACCGTTCGTCGGTACCGTCAGCGCCGCATCCAGGTAACACGCATTAAGTGTGGAAACATCAGCCTCAAAGTGAACCGTCGCTGGCGGCTACTTTCCCGTGACGGCGGTAGGAACTGGATTGTCATGAGCCATGAAACATATAACGGAGCGAAGGACAGAAAATGAAAAAGACTATCGATAAAACTCAGGGTATCAGCGCAGCATTCTCCCCGCGTAAGGAAACAGTTTTTGTAATTTCACGCCACGGTCGCCGTCGACGGTACCTCAGTCGCAGTTCAGCGCTGAACAACCTCATTCACGTGATGGTCCAGTTCGTTTTCGACAAGAACGGCATTGATACGCACCAGGGCGGGTATGAACGCAAGCGCGAAGATGATGGCGTGATCGAGTTTAGCCACGGCGAACTGACTGAGCGGTACTGGAATGCTCACCATCGCACGTGGCGTCGGGTGATGAAGTTACTGGGCCACCAGCGTGCGATTGAAAAATGGAATCAGCGTTATGATGCCTGGGCAAGCCAACATGACGAACTGATGAAACAGAAACCTTTTTGAGGCGGGAATATGAGTCTTAATATCGATACTGTGCCTATCACAAAGTACTGCCAGGAGGTCGGAGAAACGCTGGATGCCGTTAACAAACGGTTACAGCGTGGTGTGTGGCAAGAAGGCGTTCATGTCTTAAAAGTCGATGGTTCCAAAGAACGTTGGATCGACTTAACAGAGGTTGCAAAATGGGCACGAAAAAACAAGGATCCTTTTCTCTCCCAAGGGGAATAACCATCCGTAATAATAAAGGTGGGGACACATTTATTGTCACCTTTACATATAAGGGGATTCTTTGCAGAGAATCCCTCTCAAGAATAGAAGTTAATGCACGAAACGTGAAATACGCCGAGCGGCTACTCGGCGAAATTCAAAATAAAATAAGTAATAACGATTTTGTTTTTAGTGAATATTTCCCCGATTCAAAAAAACTTAGCTTATTTGGATTAGTGAGAAACAATAAAACCATAAAAGACTATCTGGATGAATATATCACAATCTGTAGGAATCGGGGCCTCTCCCCTTCAACCATCAACGGTTACGATAAGTGTCGCAATGCCCTTGCAGCGTTTCATCGCTTGCAGGTCAGGGAGTTGACTCCCGCTGCACTTAAACACTGGATAGGGAGCAAGCAAACTACGCTAAAAACGATCCGTAATAATCTGTCGTTTCTTCGCAGTGCAATTGATGAAGCCGTGACTGACGGGTTGCTGGATATCAACCCGGTTAGTCAGGTCAGCGCAGCACGATACCACTCCGGCAAAGCGCACGGTGCAGACGATTACGAGGTTGATCCCTTCGCCCCATATGAGATTACCGCTATTTACTCAGCATGCCGGGAAGCTCAATGGGAAAATCTATTCCGCTTCGCCTTCCATACTGGAATGCGCAGCTCAGAACTCTGCGCTATCCGCTGGAGCGATATCGACTTCCCCGGCCGGAAGGCCCACGTCCAGAATGCCACTGTCGTGGGCGTAATGAAGGGAACCAAGACCCGTGCTGGAAAGCGCAAAATTGAGCTGGATGATGAGGCGATAAGAGCGCTGTCAGATCAAAAGCCGTTCACGTTCATGCGCGGCGAATTTGTCTTTGAGGATCCGAAGACCAGACGTCCTTGGGCAGGTTCGGACGCCATCCGAAAAAAAGCCTGGGTACCAACACTTCAAAAAGCGGGTGTGCGGTATCGCAATCCTTACCAGACCCGGCATACGTTCGCAACAATGCACATCAGTGCCGGCGTTAACCTGTTTTGGCTATGTGGGCAAATGGGTCATAAAGGACCGGAAATGCTGTTCAGAAATTACGGATCTTACTTGGCAGATTATGACGGAAATACCATAAAGAAATCGGTAATTAGAGTCGTAAAATAGGCACTAAAAGGAAGCTGCTCGTAAGTAAATATTTCAGGAAAATGGACAGCAATATTACTCCGCGTAGACTTCAAAATACATTTTATATGCAATAAACAAAAACAGAAAAACAAAATAATTCATTAAAATCATGAGGTTAAAATATAAACATTTACGGGTTCAACTCCCGCCAGCTCCACCAAAATTCTCCATCGGTGATTACCAGAGTCATCCGATGAAGTCCTAAGAGCCCGCACGGCGCAAGCC